CCCAAACCCCGTTATGACATTCGTCGCTTGCCCCGTGGTCCCTGAAAGCTGGTCTTGTGCATCAGCCGCACGGTCGGCCGCCTGGGCCGTCTGGTTGAGTTCCTGCTGCACTTCGTTTTGGTCTGCGGCTGCACGCTGAGACGCCGTGCCAACGTCCTTGATGGACTCGGACGCCTGCTCGCTTGCGGCCTCCGCCCGTTCCAGCGAGCCCTCAAAGTCGGTGAACTCTTCGGCCAAAGACGTGACCGCAAGCGTCATTTCACGGATGGCGTTCCCGAGAGACGCGGTAGCAGATTCGGCGCTGTCGGCGCCGTCTACCGAAAGCCCAATTTCAAGCTCTCCAACGGTCATAGGTCCCAGCCGTGCTTTTGGGCAAGGTCTTGCAGTTTCTCGTCGTGTTCTTCAAGAGATACAGATGTGCGGCGCTCCCCTTCGATGATGCGCTTTGCCTCTCGCTCTGAGAGGTCCGCACCGAACGCCCGCGCCATCATGACAAACTCTGAGCGCGTGCGCTTCCCGTGGCCCTCGGCAGCCGCTTCCATGTCCCGGGGCGTCATCCACAGCGCCTGCTCGGGCGGCAGCCCCATGCGGCCGATCAAGAACTCCTCTAACTGTCCTGCTCGGACTTTCCCCCGTCGCCGTCCTCCGAGGCGGCTTCCTCGATTTTCTCCTTCACGTCTTGGGTGAGCTGGCGCGAGCGGATCTTATCAAACGCCTCTTGAATCTTCGGAAGCTCTCCCATGCCAATCTCCATGCCGAGCTCTTTCCGCGTCAGGTCCTCATTGAACGGAAGCATCCCCACCCACAGGTAGTCCAACATCTTGGTAGCCTTGCCGGACACCTCTTCCGCGCTGTCTGCATCCACCTCTAGGTCGGCCACGTCGAAGCCCTTCTCTTCGGCTAGGACAAGGCCCCAGAGATTCAGCAGCACGCGGCGGGTCTCGCCGCCGAGTTCAATGTGGACTTCGCGGGTGTACTCCTTCTCCATCAGACTAGGTTAGGCCGTTTCTTGGATGGTAAGTGCGCCGGCCGCGTCGAGCGTACCGGAGGTTGTCACCCCGTCCTCAGCGCCCTCCACCGGGATCGTGATCTCAAGCTCAGACGGGAAGACTGGGCCGCTGAACTCAATGTCGCCGGTCGTGGTGGTGCTAAGGAGCGCCGTGAGAGACGAAGGCGAGCCAGTGAAGATGTTGGTGATGAGCGTGTCCAGCCCGCTCCCGAGGTTCGTGTTGACTGTCTCCGTAATCGTCCCCGTAGACTCTAGCTCATACGTCACCTGCACGGCATCGGCTGAGGGCGCGTCAAAGTCTACCGAAGGGATCGTCCAGGTGGACGAGAACGACGTGTTGCCTCCGGGCAGCGCTACTTCCACGTCCAATTTGCCGTTGCCGTCCCATGCGTCGAGCAGCGCCTTAGAGGCGGTGTCTGTATCGTAGAAGGTGTCTGCGTCCACGTCCGTCACGATCTCCGTAGAGGCGCGGATGATCGACGGCTGTCGGCTGACGTACTCGCTGTTGGAGGTGTTGGCAAACTCCACCAGACCCCGCTCTAGCGTGATCGTAACCTCCTCAATAAAGTCCAGCGTGGGCGGGTTCGTCCCAGACGGGTTCACCGTTACGGTCGGCTTGAAGCCTTGCAGGGCGGCGCTGTCGGCGATCCAGAGCGCATCGAAGTCGATGGCCCAATCCTTCAACCCTGCCAGCGAGCGCCCAAACTGCGCCCCTGTGGTCTGCGTGGGCGCAAGTTCGGCGGTATCCCGCTCCAAGGTCAGGGTCGCCCCATCCTTTCCACCGATGGTGTTAGTGTCGGACTTGAGCAGGAAGTCTGTGCCTACTGTCTCAGCCATTTTATCGGGTGACTCTGTACGTAAGTAAGACTATATCCTCAAAGTAATCGGGTCCGTCCACCCGCCTTGTGCGCTGCATGTCGTGCCCAGTGAGTTCAGAGTCCAGCACGTTGAATCCGGTCGGATTGGGCAAGTCCGATCGGTCGGTGAGCTCGTCCACTACGTCCCGTGCAATCTCTTTCGCCTTCACTTCTGACCGAGCGCGGCACCGGATCGTGTGCGTCACGTCAGTGTGGACGCTGTTCGTGTTCTCGCCGACCTCCGTCTCGTCATCGTCGCCGATCTCTACGCCCACGATGCCCGGGTCTGTGCCCACCGGCTCACTCAGGCGCGAGGAAAGCCGCGACTGGATCACGTCCTGTAAGGCAAGTTTGGCGGGCGTCACAGGTCAATGCTGCTCATTCGCTTGGTAAAAATGTCTCGGGCTTCCTGGGCCGCAGGCCGCATGAACGGCTGCGGGTCGGTGCCTACTTTCGCAATCTTCTTCGCCACCTGGAAGGCGGCCGACTCTGTATCGTCTGCGTTCAGCTTCAGGTCTACCCAGCGGTCTAGCGCCTCCACCTCCCCGGTCACGGCTTCGACCGGCGGGAAGTGCGGCTTCGTGCCGAACTCCACAAATGTTGCGTAGTCAACAGTGCCGCCTTCAGCGCTGCCCCCTGCCTTCACGACAGCGCGAAGGTCGGTGGCGTCGGCTCGCGTCCGCACTTGCACGCTTGCGCGGAGCATCCCGCTCGTGCCGATCGCGCCCTCGTCTGTAATGTTTTGTATTGCCTGCGTCCGCGTCAGCTCGGCCGTCTCGTTCAGTTTTGTCACCACTTGCTCACGGATCTCTCTCGGCAGATCCGACAAGCTATTCAGCGTTGTGCTCACTCCGTCAATATCTACGCCCATCAGCGAACCCTCGTGCATGGAAGGCGGTCGAACCCGTCTCGCTCAAACCCTTGCAGACCGTGGACGCGGAGCGTGTCGCCATCGTATTTGAGCCGACTGTCTCGCCCAAGCCCCAGCTGGTCCACGTCTTCGGACCGCGCTGTGACCGTCACACTCGCGCTCTCTTCCGGCACCGAACCCTGCCGCGCCTCGCTTGGCGTGGAGACGCGGACGGCCGCGAAAAACGTCTCTCCCTCCGTGTACGACGTGGTTTCCTCGCCGTACTGGTCGGTGGAGACGTTTTTTTTCAGTACCGTCACGCGGTCATCAAGGCGCATCAGTAGGGGCGGTATTGCTGGTAAGCCATCTGGTCTTGCACCCGTGCCGAATCCTCAGCGCCGGGGTCACGGTGGTCATAGGCGTAGCGCACGTCCCGAAGCAGTTGCAGCTTGAGCGGGCGCGGCACGGTGTCGTACCCGGCCGTGTACGTGACCCGAAGGGGTTGCCCTCCGTTGCCACTCTCTAGCCGTAGCTCGCGGCCTCTCCGGTCGTAATCTGCCGTGTCCACGGCTTCCCACTGCTCGGCGTCTAGGTCATAGCTTTCGACCGACGATACCGATGCGATGGGCGGGCGCGGTAGGTCTGCGCGACTGTAAAACTCGTCCCACTCGGCTTCTGCCTCTCGGCGCACAAGCAGGCGGCGCGTAACCTTCTCCGCTTCCTGCCGAACGGCTGACACGAGCATTGCCACCAACGCCGTCTGCGAATTGCCAACCCGCAGAAAATCTTCAGCCTCATTTACCGACACAGGCTCTTCGCCCTGCGAAACGGCCGTAGGGCTAAACGTCAGCCCCACCGGCTTTTCAGGCAGGCCCCGTTGCTGACGGGAAGCATCGCCCGTTAAGTGCAAGTCGGATGGGTGGCTCATTCAGGCACCTCATATCCAGCATCACGAACGGCGTCCTCGCCTCGCACCGTGCGGCCATCGGGCAGGTCGTACCACCCGGCGCCCTTGTCTTTCACCTCAGAGCGCGGGTCCTTGGCCTGCACCTCTCGACCACGCAGATGCGCGGGCAGAAAGTCGGCAATGTGGTCGGGCGGCGACACGCCCGGACCGTAGGTCTCTACGCCCCGGACGCGACGCGCTGCGTCCCGATCCACAACAACCATGATGATGTCTTCGGCGTCAGCCATTATCCAATTGCAAGGCCGTGGAGCGCTTCAGCGAGCCGGAGGTCGCCCCCGTGGGCCGCGTAGAACTGGTAGTCGATGGTTCCCGACTCCTTGTTGCTGTACGGGTCGCGGAGGACCTGCATAGCAAGGCGGTCCACGATGAGGTAGCCGCGGTTCCAGTCGCCAAATACCATCGGCACGTCGCCGTTACCGGCGCTAGAACCCGACACGAGATCCTGCATCTCAATGTAGGGATGCCCGTTGATCTGAGGACCAGGACCATCGGTCAGCCCGGGCTGCCAGATGTACTCCCCATCATTGCGGAGCTTGCGGACCTCATTGATCGCCTCACGGGTGAGGGCGTAGGTTCCGTTGTCGCGGTAGGTCTTCTTAACCTCAAAGGACAGGTCAATCACCTCGTCTGCGGTAAGCGCCCCGATACCATCCGTGGTCGTGTCCGATGTGGTGGCGGTGTTGAAGCCAGTGGCCGTGATGAGTCCCTGCGCGGCGCCAGAACCGGAGCCCTGGAGGAACTTGTTGCCCTCAAAACGGGCCATCTCAGTCGTGACGACCTCTCGGACTTCGGCCTCAATGTCGAAGACCGAATCCCGCTCCATCTGCCGACTAATCGGCACGGTGATGGAGAACTCGTGGAGGTCGACCACCAGCATGTCGCCCGGGTCGTCCCCAAAGTCGGTGGCCGTATCCCGCGGACGCGTGCCCGTCTCGCTCACGTATTGCGCGGTCGGGCGGCCCTGAAGCTGGGGAATCTTGACCTGGCGCCGGTCTGTGGAGCGCGTGCGGCAGACCTCGCGCATCGGAGACACCTCAACGGCGTCCTTGATGATCTCCTGCACAAACTCCTCTGGGGCAAGCGCATCGGACTGGTTGCCCGACGTGCCTACGGTGATGTCCTTCTCGGACATCCCTTCACCCATTACCGCGGAGTTGATCAGCGCATCGGCTTCCTTCTCGTCAAGCGTCTCTCGCTGGAGCCACTTCGCAAACGCCTCACGGCCTTCGCTCATGTCATCCTTCTTCTCCGCAGAGAAGTCCCGGCGGCCGATCTTCGTTTCCAGCTGGTTGATCCGCTCGTTGATGCGCTCGGTCTTCTCCTTGGTGTCGGAAAGCTCTTCCCCGAACTTATCGCGCACATCTTCTAGGCGTGTCTCAACGGTGTCACGCAGTTCCGCAACGGCATTGCGGAGTTCTTTGGTATTGGTATCAGCCATTTGCCTAGAGGTCGTTGATGATAGATCGAATTTCGCTGGCGACCTCTGCTTCCGATGGGGAGCCCGAATCGGAGGCGGAATCGTCACCGGATACCTGCGTCTTGAGCCGACTGATCAAGTCGGTCTCCTCAGCAAGTATGGGCGCGATCTTCCGTGCGAGCGTCTGCAAGGCCGATTCGTCGTTAAGGAAGCCCTTAACACCCGTGACCCCGGCCTGCGGGTTCATCGGGATTTGTGTCAGTGAAAACTCGTAGGTCTTAATCTCTTTGAGCAGTCGAGCGTCCTTCTCCTTGTCATAATCGTCCTGTGTCACCTCGTAGCCGAAGGACATCCCGATCTGCTCGCCATGCTTCTGTGCGTGCCGGATGTCGCTGGCAATCTCACGCCCGAGTCGCTTCTGCGTGTTGACGTGGGCATTGACCTTCACGCCGTGGTTGTCTTCTTCGGCGTACACAACGCCCACCCGCGACTTCATCGTGAGATCGTGGTCCGCAACCAGCGGGAACGTCCCGTCATTCCGGTTAATCGTTTGCTTGAAGGCCCCCGGCTCAATGATGTCGCCGCCACGGTCCTTGTTGCCGAACACTGCGCCGTACCCTTCAAACTGAAACTCACCCTCTTCCTCGTCCTGCTTGATCTCTAGTCCCTTCGTCTCAAACGACATCTGCCGGCGCTCCCCCACTGCCGACTTGACCGCAGGCACGGCCGCCGCTTTCACGTCGTCCTCGCTTGCCATAGACAGAGTGCCAGGGCGGTGCAGCACCGTTTCCCCGCGCCCTTCAATGCCGTCTTCGGTAGCGTCCACAAGCTCCACCCGAACGGCGGGGTTGTCTTCGCTCGCGTCCATCGGCTCGTCCCGCAGAGACGACTCTAGGCTGCCTTCCATCGCAATCTCGTCTACGCGGCCGTAGGCCATGCCCCCAGAAGAATCCCACTGCACAAGGTCGCCCTCGCTCAAGTCCATCACATCAGCCTTGCGGGCGAGTCGTTCGAGCTTGTCAAGCGCGTCCATAGCGCTGTTTTCACTTGCATTAAGAGCGGCCAGTTGGTCGTCTGCTTCTTCCTCGGTGTCGTGACAGCCTTCTACCTCCTCGTCTTCGTCTTTTATTACTGCGGTCTGCCCCGCCTCGCACGCTTCGACCTCCGAACCGGGGACCTTGGACCAGGGCATAAATCACAGCTCAAGCCAAACAAAAAGGGCCGCGACTCCCTCTCGGGAATCACGGCCCACCAATTAGGGACGCTGCGCGGTGACGGACGCAAGCCGCAAAATGTCGGTGCGCCTATAGCTTCGGCGCGTCTATGACGTTAATCTGTGCCAGTACCCTATGTTCCGTCCTCACAGGGCCGGTCTTCAAGC